ACGACGTGGAGCAATACGAGCAGCGTTTTATGTCGATCAGCTGATTTTGGGCGAGGGGCCGCAAATGACCGCCACAGAGGTGGTTCAAAGGACCGAAGAAAAAATGAGACTGTTGGGTCCAGTGTTGGGTAGGCTCCAAGCAGAATTATTACAGCCACTAATCACAAGAGTGTATGCGCTGCTTTCAAAGCAAAAAGCTTTCGCGCCAGCGCCAGAGTTTATGCAAAATCAAGATTTAGAAATAGAATACGTCAGCCCACTGGCAAAAGCACAGCGCCAGGGTGATATTCAAAATATGACCAGGTTGTTAGAACTTATGCAGCCGATTATGCAGCTATCGCCTGATACAATGGATCACATCGATGCAGATGGCGTGGCCAAGCATCTTATTAAGATATTGGGTGTACCAGCAACAGCGGTACGTGGTGGTCAAGAAATAGCATTGATGCGTGAGCAAAGAGCTGAAGCACAAGCGCAAATGGCAGAACAGCAAGAATTGATGCAGTCAGCTGAGGCGGCTGGTAATGCTGCACCAATGCTGCGCGCAATCCAGGCACAAGATCAATGACGCCTGAAGATCTAGCCACACTTTATAAAACGCTGTTTGCCACAACAGATGGGCAGCGCGTTATTGAGGATCTCGAACACAGATTTCATATACATGGGTCTACCTTTGGTAATGACCCAAACGAAACAGCCTATCGTGAAGGGCAGCGCACGGTAGTGCTATTTATAAAAGCAATGCTGCTGGAAACAAAAACAATACAGGAAACCTAAATCATGAGTGAAGAACAGGTAGCGGAGGTCTCGCAAGAGGTAACCCCGTCTGTCGCTGATACAGGAGATTGGCGCTCGCAGATCCCAGAAGACATTGCTGGGCATAAATCATTAGAACATATACAAGATGTCGGCTCTTTGGCTAAGTCTTACGTCAGTGCACAGTCTATGATTGGTGCAGATAAAATTGCTATACCAGGTAAGTATGCAACGGATGACGATTGGGCAGAAGTTGACATGCGATTAGGTCGGCCAGAAACGCCTGACGGTTATAATTTGGAAAACAAATTGCCCGAAGGTATTGAGGCAGATGACCAAATGTTATCGCAGTTTTCAGAAATGGCGCACAAAGTTGGGCTCAGACCTAATCAAGCGCAGTCACTTCTGGACTGGTACAATACAACAGTCGGTGAAACGACACAGTTTCAAGAAGCAGAATACGAGGCCGCACAGCAAAGCATTGAGAAAGATCTACAGCGCGAGTTTGGCCCAGCATATCAAGATAGTTTAGATAACGCCGTTGGTATAACTGCTCAGTTTGGTTCTGAGGAAATGACCGAAATTATGTTGGCCGATGGTACCAGGCTAGGCGATAATCCAGATTTTATTAAAATGAATGTTGGCATTGCTAACTTCATAAGTGAACGCATAGGTGAAGATACGTTAGAGGGCGTGAAAACAAGCGGTCAAATGACCACTGGTGACATACAAGCTCAAATTAACGAGATCGATGCAAATCCAGCCTATATGCAAAAAGGGCATCCTCAACAGCCGTTCTTAGTATCAGAGCGATTGAGGCTGCAAGAAATGCTTAACAACGCAATCGGATAAGCACACTGCCCCGAAGCAACGTTAGCTAAACCAGGGATAAGCTTTACGCCCCCAACAACCCAAACCATACATCGTCCGATTTTCGGGTAGCGATACATTTTGTCAACGCAACGTGAAAGGAACTCAAAATGAGTACACAAGTCACCACAGCGTTTTCACAACAGTTTTCTTCGAACGTTACGCTGCTATCGCAGCAAATGGGTTCTATTCTGCGCGCAGGCGTAGATGAAGAAAGCGTCACTGGCGAAAAAGCATTCTTTGATCAAGTCGGTGCCGCAGCTGCTGTAAAACGCACGTCAAGACATGGAGATACACCATTAGTCGAGACACCCCATAGCAGGCGTCAAGTCACAATGGAAACATATGAATGGTCAGATCTTATCGATGATGCGGATAAAGTCCGTATGTTGATCGATCCAACTTCAACATATGCAAGAGCAGCTGCTGCTGCGATTGGTCGTTCTATTGATGACGAAATCATCTCTGCTGCAACAGGTACTGCAAAAACAGGTAAGTCTGGTGGAACATCCACAACTTTACCAGCTGGCAATCAAATAGCTGCTGGTGGTGCGGATCTTACATTGGCAAAGCTAATCCAAGCTAAAAAGATTTTGGATTTAAACTCTGTCGATCCAAGTATTCCACGCCACATTGCAGTAGGACCAGATCAGATTGAGGCGTTGTTAAACAACACCACAGTCACAAGCTCTGACTTCAATACAGTCAAAGCGCTGGTACAAGGCGAAATTAATTCATTCATGGGCTTTCAGTTCCATGTAACTACACGCCTTGCAAAGTCTGGTAATGACCGCACATGTTTTGCTTGGGCGCAAGATGGCCTCAAGTTAGCAGTCGGCAAAGACGTTATGTCACGTATCGATGAAAGAGCTGACAAGTCTTACTCCACTCAGGTGTACTATTGTGCCACATTTGGTGCCACCAGGATGGAAGAAGATAAGGTCGTTTCCATCGTATGTGATGAATCATAATAAGGAGATAAAGCATGGCTACTGTTTATTCTGATGTTCGCACGTCACTTACCCAAAACGATCCAACCGACATGGTCAAAGCTAATCAGCTTGGCGGTGAAATGCGCGTAGCTCGCGCAGAGTATGAAGCATCTTCATTAGCATCTGGTGATGTTATTGAAATGTTTGCTCTGCCAAATGGCGCTCGTATTTTGTCAGGCACATTGGCTCATGATGCGTTGGGTGGTTCAACCACACTGTCTGTGGGCTTTGCCGCTCATACTGACAAAGACGGTACAGCTGTTTCAGCATCTGCCGCTGCTTACAAAGCAGCAGCAGCTTCAACTTCGGCACAGATTGTGGACATTGCGGCCACACTCGCGTTGCTTAACGGAGAAGAAGTGAATGCAAATGAAGACGGCAAAACCGTAACAGTTACAATGGGCGGTGCCGCTGGCACGGGTACTATTGCTGTTACAATGTACTGGGTACAATCATAACAGATCGGGGCGGCATGACCGCCCCGTTTTTCATTAGGGAAAGATATGGCCAGTAAAGTTACCATAGCAAATGCTGCACTGCATCAAATAGGCGCTACACAAATCACAGCGTTTACTGAAGATAGTAAACCAGCCAGGATCATTAATGATCGTTACGATGTTGTAAGAGATAGTGTGTTTCGAGCGCACCCATGGAACTGTTTGACGGTTCGTGTTAAAATATCAGCTGATGTGGCTACGCCAGCATTTGGATATGCCAAACAGTTTACTTTACCTACAGATCCATTTTGTTTGCGTGTCATAGCGCTATCAAATCCTAATATTGTTTATCAAATAGAAGGCCGTAAGTTATTATCAGACGAAGACGAAATAGAGCTGAAATATATTGGCCGCATAACTGATGTCAGCACTTACGACACACTTCTAAGCGAAACCATAAGCGCAGCCCTGGCGCATGACATTGCGTACCCATTGGTGGGTAGCACAACACTCAGCACAGTGTTGTATGAAAAGTATTTACAAAAACTAAGTGAGGCGCGCTTTATCGATGCCACAGAAGACAATTTAATAAATGTTAACTCAATAAGTGAAAGCCACATCTTAGAGGCTAACACCTTTATTTCTTCACGGTTCTAATGGCTAAAGTCAGTCCAGCCTTTACAAGCTTTTCTGCTGGTGAGTTTTCGCCGAAGCTGGATGGCCGTGTTGATTTAGAAAAATATCTAAAGGCTGCTAAAAAGTTACAAAACTTTACAATTCAACCGCAAGGAGGTGCCACGCGCAGACCAGGATCTCAGTTTGTACGAGAGGTTAAAAACAGCGCACATAATGCCAGGCTCATACCTTTCGAATTCAATGTTGAACAATCTTACATTCTTGAGTTTGGCGATCAATATTTCAGGGTTCATAAAGACGGTGGTACGGTTGTATCGAGCGGTACACCAGTAGAATTTACAACGCCGTATTTGCACACAGAGTTAGCAGATCTAAGGTTTACGCAATCAAACGATGTCATGTACGTCACGCATCGTAACCACCCTGTAAAAAAAATAACACGTACCGCGCATACCGCTTGGACCATCACAACGGTAGATTTTATTCGAGGTCCGTTTTTAGACGTTAATACAACAACGACAACAATTACATCTGGTGGCCGCACTGGAACAGTGACACTAACGGCTAGTGCCAACTTATTTGCTTCTACGGATGTTGGCCGATTGGTAAAGCTGCATCACGGTTATGCAAAAATATCGTCGTTTACGAGCGCCACAGAAGTTGATGCCACAGTGTTAGAAAATGAAAATGGTGACACTGAACTTACGCCATCATACACTGCGAGCACCATATCATTCCACGAAGGTGATCCTAGCTCAACGGGCAGCGAACATAATGATCGATTACAGGACACGGCTGGCGAGTTTGTAAATCAGGGCTTTGAAGCTGGTATGCAAATCAGCATAACTGGCTCGACTAGTAACAACATAAGTAATGTGCTCATTGCACAAGTAACGGCCACAACTATGCTTTTAGAGCCAGGTGCGGATCTGGCAACAGAAGGAGCGTCTGCTGGTCACACTGTCACGGGTGATTTAGTTGCTGATCAGGAATTTAGATTGGGGGCTTTTTCAGAAACAACAGGTCATCCTGGCGTTGTCGCATTACACGAACAAAGATTAATTTTTGCAAACACAACTGAACAGCCCAGGACTTTATTTTTCTCCAAGTCAGGTGATTTTGAAAACTACACCATAGGCACAGCGGATGCAGATGCGCTTACCTTTACCCTAGCCAGTGATAGCGCCAACGAGGTGAGATATCTCCAGCCAGGTAGACATTTGCAAGTCGGTACGTCAGGTGGCGAGTTTACCGTTACAAGCTCAACAGAGGGACCGCTTACGCCCACCACAACACAAATATTAAAACAAGGCACTTACGGATCTGCAAGCGTCCAGCCAGTATCGGTTGGCAATGCCACACTGTTTACGCAAAGAGCCAAACGTAAAGTACGTGAGTTTGTTTTTGATCTCAGCTCTGATAGTTATCAAGCACCAGATCTAACGCTGTTGGCCGAGCATATTACGGAAGGTGGCATCAAAGAGGTTGCCTATCAACAAGAGCCAGACAACGTTCTATGGTTTGCCCTGGACAATGGTAAAATGGCTGCGCTGACTTATAGACGTGAGGAAGGTGTGGTGGCCTGGCATAATCATGTGTTGGGTGGTTACTCTGATAATTGCACTGTGACGGTTACGGATTTTGCTAATATAGCAGTCGGCACCACTTTGATATTTACAAAGTCAGACGGCACAACGGTAACATTTACATCTGAGGCTGTTGGTTCATCTGCGGCGGCGTCAGCGACAGGATTTAGGCCAAACACCGATAACAACACAACGGCTGATAATATTTTCACAGCTATTAATACACATGCTGATTTTACCGTGGCTAATCCAGCTGCAAACGTTGTGACAATAGAAGAAACCAGCCCGTCAGCTGGTGGGGTTCTAAGCGTTGTAAGCTCTGATACAACACGACTAGCCACAACAGATCAGGCCGTGGCCGCCGTAGAAAGTGTAGCATGTGTGCCTGGGGATCTGGACGAAGATGATTTCTATATGGTGGTTAAGAGAACCATCAACAGTAGTACAAAAAGATATGTTGAATTTTTAGCCAATTTAGATTTTGGCGATAATGTTAGGGATGCAAAATTCTTAGATAGTGGGCTTACCTATAATGGGTCACCAGCTAACTCTATATCAGGACTAAGTCACCTCGAAGGGCAGACCGTTGGTATATTAGCTGATGGCGCATTTCATGATAATAAAGTTGTATCGTCTGGAGCTGTGTCGCTCGATTTGTTGGCCTCAAAAGTGCATATAGGATTACCTTATCTCAGCACATTACAAACCATGCGTATAGACGCTGGATCTCGCCAGGGGACAGCGCAAGGTAAAATAAAACGTATACACGAAGTCACAGTGCGGTTTTTCAGAACCGTAGGTGCCAAGGTTGGCACGTCAGAAAGCGAATTAGATCCGATCTTTTTTAGATCCGCATCGGACCCAATGACATCAGCTATCGAGTTATTTGATGGTGACAAAGAGGTAGAGTTTCGTGGTGGTTACGATCAAGACGCACACATCGTCATACAACAGGATCAGCCGCTGCCAATGACAGTGATAGGCTTGTTCCCACGTTTAATAACGTTTGATGAATGAAGGTTATTGATTACAAGAAAGAACATTTTGATGACTTGCTCGATGGCGATTTATCAAATGGCACACAGAAATACTTGTACGCAAAGCAGTACGCAGGGGATCTAGAACACCCTGGGTGGAGCTATACGGTCATAGACAACGGTCATTTGGTGGCTTGCGTTGGTATATCAGAAATGTGGCAAGGTATGGGCGAGGCTTGGTTCGTTGGATCAAGTCGGCTCAATAAAAAATCTAGATCATTTTTGCGATTAGCAAAATCAGGGATCTACGAAAGGGTAGCAAACGAACACGGCTTGAGAAGAGTGCAAGCTGCGTGTTTAGCAAGTTGGCCAACAGCATTGCGTTTCGCAAAATTTATGGGCTTTCAAGAAGAGGGTTTGATGAAAGCTTACGGTCAAAATGGTGAGGATTATATTAGAGTGGCGTGGCTAAATGGATCCAATTAAATTAATGGCAATGGCCAGCGCTGCTGGCAATGCAGTCCAAGCGGTTGGTGCAATACAAGAGGGCAAAGCAAAACAAGAGGCCCATGAGTATAATGCTGCTATCAATGATCGTAATGCTGAAGCAGAACGCATAAATGCAGAACGTGTCGAGTTTATTGAAACAGCAAAAGTTGAGCGTTTCAAAAAGCAATATCAAGATTTTACTGACGCCCAACGCATGGCGTTTGCATATAATAATATCGTATCAGATAGCGGCACAGCAGCTGATGTACAGCGCGCATCGGCTCTAGAGGCTGATAGAGAAATAGCCAGCAATCTTTACAATATTAAGCTGGGTAAGCAAGCACAAGAAGAGCAAGCACTTAATCAAGAGCTGCAAGGTAATTTACAGCGTATGTACGGCGTACAGGCAAGACAAGCTGGCATGATACGGGCTGGGCAATCTTTGATGTCTGGTGCAATGAACTATGGCAAAATAATGGCGTTCGCATAATGAAAGTTCCTGAGTACAGATCACAGACGCCATTAAGCACAAATAGGGGCGCACAGATGCTTTCGGTGCAAGCTAACCCTAGTGCGTTAGCTCAAAGCGCAGTGGCGGCGCAAAATTTTGGTGCAGAACTAAGTCGCCAATCGTTATCCATTATGGAACAGCTGGTTGGCGAAAAGCGTAAAACAGAGCTGAATAATGCTGAGGTTATGTTGGGCGAACAGCTGGCGTCATTGCAGCTTGACGTTGAACAAGAAAATCCATCAACGGTCATGGGTGATGGGCCCAGAAGTTTTAAATCCAGGGCAAATCAGCTTGCTAGCAAAATAGCACTCGATTTAGATGATAGTGTTGTAAGAAAACGTTTTAAGAACAACAGTAATTTGACGGTTGCAAATAACTCTATTCGGGTCAATGCAAACGCACAAAAACGTATTTATGATGCAGCCTACGCTAGCGAAATAGAATTAGCAGAAACTTACAAAAGAACAATCGCACTAGGACCAGGAGCCAGCAGCGCTACCGAAGTAAACGAGGCAAAACTAAAGCTATACGGCGTGAACGCACAAGGCATTAAAGTTCAGCAGTCATTATACGAAAATATGGCTAGTCGTAACTTAATTAGTCAATCGGATGCTGTAAAATTAGAAATAGGCTCACGGGAAGATATTCAAACGCAAGAGGTGCGTGGAAAAATCTTAACTGCGAAAGCAGCAAACAATGAGCAAGTATTAGAAAACCTAGTTCAAGCATTAATGGAAGGTAAGTACGAAAACTTATCTGCCTCTAAAAGTTTGGATCTAGCATCACAAGCATTAAGCCTCGCTATTGCGATAGACAATGAAAAAGAAGCAAATGAAAAAGCAGCAGCATCTGCATCTGAAAAACAAAAAAAAGATGACATTAAACAAAACGAAAGAAATCTATTAGCAAGCGTTATAAATTGGAAAAACGGTGGCGAGAAACCATCTTTGACTACAGTCGACCAACAGCTGCAAAACGGTGAAATTAATCCATCAATAGCCAACACAGTTCTTTCTCACTTAACAGAAGAGGTGGAAGTTGTAGAAGACAGAGGCAAAACGATACGATTGTTAGATGAGGCACGAAGCGCTGTAACTCAAGAAAAAATAGATGAAGTTAAAGAAGAAGCTCTATCATTAGCTGAAGATATGAGTCTGGAGCTGTCTACTTTAGAAACTGTTCTAAGGGTGTTGGATACTTCAGAAGACGCTTTAAGAACAAACCAAAGTAAAAAAAATCAACGTGATCTCACAGTATACAAAGGGTTTTTAAATCAGAGATTTGGCTTTGATGAGGCAGGTGTAAAACTTTCGGGTATTGTTCTTGAAAAAGACACGAACAGACAAGAAAGATATTTTGACGCAGCTCAAACGTATTACGAATTAGCATCAAGTGGTGAGATGTCACCTAAAGAAGCCTTTGAACTTGTCCTTGAACAAATAGAAACCAGCCAAGCACGAAATTTGTCTTACTTGGGTTTATCTGAAGAATTTATGAATACATATTTTCCAACAGTAGGTAATAACCCAAATTTTAATTTCGCTTTAACGCCACAATTAATCATGCAAGCGAAAGAAGCGTTAGACCAAAACAACAATATTACGCAAGTTCAAAAAATGTTAGATTTAGAAACTATAGACCTTTTGTATGAAGAATACTTGGCCACTATTAATACGGATCAACCATGATGGATGATTTTTTTGTCGATTATGTAAACTCGCGCCAAAAGCTAAAAATGGATAATAGCAAGTATGCGTTAAGACTAAACGATGCTTTCGATATGGATGTTGAGCCTGGTTATATTATTGAAAACAATGTTCCTAATAATACCTTACAAAAGCTTAGTGAAGAAGAGTTATTTGATTTAACAACAGAAAACGGCGCTCGTTGGGCTAAATCAAGCAAGCATATTTATAATAAATTTAAAGACGCTAGTCGTAATACAACGCGCGTAGGTTTTAAAATTATGCCAGCGCCAAAAACAGACGAAGAGTATGCGAAATGGGGCGTCGAATTTCTAGGGCAGTTTAATTATAACATTCCTAAAATGGCAGCAGATTATACACGTTTGCGAAACATGGATGAAGAAACTGCTCTTAATTTTTATGCATTGATGACGATGTATGACCAGCTGCCAGACTTTACTTGGAACGGCACGAAAAGATTTTTTAATGGTGTAACAACAGATCCAACAACTATTGCTGGATTAGGAACACTGGGGCTTGCTTTTGTTGGAAGAGCTGGCGCAAAACAGGCCACTAAAAAAACAATAACGGAAGCGATCAAAAGAAAAATAAAAAACCCCTATGTCATAGCCGCTATAGAGGGCGGTGCTTTTAGCTCTATTGATGATGCTTTGCGCCAGGGCGTGGCGATGGAAGCAGAAGTGCAAGATGGATTTAATGTACCTCAGAACTTGTTAGCTACAGGAGCAGGGGCAGTATTAGCGCCTGGCGCTGTTGCAGCTATTGATAAGGGTGTGCCAGCAGTGGCCAAGGCTATAGGGGATCGTCTTACTCAACCTGGCGATATGCCAGCTGTGGGATCGATGGGCGGCAACATTGGTCAAAACAAAAAAAAAAGAACGTTCTACGTTAATGCGAGAGAAGGGGGTGTAGAAAATCAAAATGCTGTGAATTCGGTTCTATCGATTTCACAAAACAAAGGTAATAAAAAACCTAAAGTTGAAGATTTAATCGATTACTTTGAACAAAATCATCAGCAGATATATGGAAAAAAACTAGACCCAAATTTAGAAGAAGACTTTGACCTTGCCGTCAATACAGCTTCTGATGAAATTTCGTACCAATTAGATCAAGCTGTGAGTGGTCGAGGCTGGTACGATAGTGATGTCAAAAAAACTTTTGAAACATTATCAGAAACGCCAGGACTTGAAGAATTAGCAACTAATGAAACATTACGTGTTGTATGGTCAGCAATAGCTGCGCCAACATCAATAGGCAATAAAGTAAGCAACAATACAAGAGCGGCAACAGCTGCGTTTTTGCAATTTCTTAAAACAGGAAAAGTGCCAGTTAATGCACCTGAAAAGGGCGCTGTAACAGAAGGGTTATCAGGTGCTGGTTGGGGATTAAAACAAAAATCTGTAGCTTCTGGTATGAAAGTAATTTCTTATTTAATTGAAACTAAAGGTGTAGAAGGATTCGCTGATTGGTGGTTATCACCCCATACCTTAAAAGAACTAACAGAGGTACGAAAAGCAGCTGGTTTAGGAAGTGGTCCTAGCGGTTTAGGTGGTGGGCAAAATAGCATACATTTAGGTGCTATGGTGCTCGGTGACAAAACAGGGCGTTATTCTCTAAATATAAATGGTTACCAAGGCACAACAAAAGACATGTGGTTTGCGCGATCTTATAATAGACATTTTGGCAATATGAAAAACCCTGATGGGTCATTAGCTAATCAGCCTAGAAACATACCAGAAAGACAACGTATGGAGGAATTTTCACGGCGTTTAGTTGACAAACTAAGTGATCAAGGTTTATCTGAACAAGATGCTCAAGCAGTATTGTGGTTTTATGAGCAAAACCTATTTACTGATTTGGGTGTTGTATCACGTCCAGGGTCTTTTTCAGAAGCAGCGGAGAAAATAAAAAATGACTTACGATCAGGAGTTCGCGGAAGCGATGAAAATCAAACTGGAGCGCAATCGTCAGACACGCAACTCTCAGACTTCCGAAGCATCAGCGCGCCAAAACGTACAGTTAGATCGGGGCGCAGAGGTGGAGAAACTACTGGCGAAACATCCAAACCTTACACGCGAGGAAGCGGAGAAGGGGATGAGGGAACTGGGCTTCTAGTTTTACAACCTAACGAACAGACACAACGATTATACAATGAATCTGGTATTGCTTTGCCAGTTATTAAAGAAACGCCAGCATCTGACACTGCTGTTCAATATAATGCAGATATGACTAATGCTATGACAGGTCATACTTATGGCGCTCAAGTAGAAATAAAATCGGCAGATGAACTTGCAAATGCAAGGTTATTTAGAACAGAAAATGGAAGCGGATTTGCTGTAAAACCTGATGGTGATATCGTTGCGCTTTTTCAATCAGGTAACGAAACAGGCAGAATTGGTTATGGTATGATCCAGGCAGCTATTGAAGCTGGTGGAAAAAAACTAGACGCTTTCGATACATTTTTACCAGGTATATATGAAACAGCTGGATTTAGACCAGTAGCTAGATTGCCCTGGAATGATGAGTTTGCGCCAGATAATTGGGATAAAAATACTTTTAAAGCGTTTAATAATGGTGAACCAGATGTTGTGTTTTTTGTCTATGATCCCAGTTATTTTGGTGGTGCAACTGACGTACCAAAATTTACCAATTATGACGATGCAGTTGCAGCTCAAAATGCAGAACTCAGTAAGTTAGAAAACAACATAAATTAAATTAATACAGACGTAAAAATGGATAGGCGCTGGTGCGCCTTTTTTTATGCGAGGCTCAATGGCAATAGATCCACAAGCACCTAACGAATTAGCACAGCAAGCAACTGGCACTGGCGGCGTGACCAAAACCTTGACTGGCTTAGACGTGTTGCCAGGACAAATGTCTTTGGATTTAGGTATTGATAATGCCACTGATGCTAGT